GTCTTGGGCACTGTCCAAGTTGTCGAAGTGGTAATCAATAAATAATACTGATCGACTTTCGGCGCATTGGCTGCATTTTCAGCAATGGCGATTGGGTTATCACGAAGCGCCAAAGCGTCAATGCTTCGCGCTGGTTTGTCAGGCTCAAGCCGTGCGTCTGCAATAGTCGTCCAAGTTGCCATAATTTATCCCCAAACATAACCATTAGACCCGTCGGACATTTTGCCCGCAGCGTCTGACCAAAAAAAGCCAAGCTCTTTTTCGAGAGGTGTGGCCGCTGTGTAATCTGGCGCTAGGTCAATCATCCAACGCCCGTATCGTTTGCCCGCTTGGTACTCGTATTGATCCAGCGTTAGCTCTATTTTACTGCCTGCGTCTGTTTCTTCAGCGGATGTGATCTGGTAACGCGTAAGCACCTGCAAGCCAGTGTAATCCACCACGCCGCCAACGCTCATATCGACAATGCCGCCCGTCCAGAAGTTGCGGTCTTTCGCGTCTAGCTCAATTTTCACCACCTTGGGAGGCTTTGAAAAGCGATTTAAGAGGCGTGTGCCCACATTGGCTACCTGCGCATCTGTTTGTAGCCATCGGCTGTAAATGGCCTTTATCTTGCTCTCGCCGTATCGTATAGGCAGCTCTGAATCTAAATTTGCACTCACGCGCGCGCGGTCGTAATTGTTCGCATCGTCCGCTTTGTCCGTAGGGTCGCGCATACCGTATGAGATCCACACTTGCGACACGCGCCGCGACTGATCGTCTTTAATAGTGACCGAATCAGCGATGATGTTTTTCGCTTCGGTGATCACGGGGATCGAATCGTAAATCGGCGGCTTGAGCGCTTCCAGCTTGATCAGTTGCGCACGCTCGTCCCACCAAATATGGAACAGGCATTGCTCAGTGATTTCGGCTAGAAGGGTCTTTACCCCTGTAGGCTCTGTGATGACGGCTGATATTTCAAACTGATTCAGCCACAATGCGGCCTCTGCCTCCCACACTGGTTTGTCTATGTAGCTGCTAGGAACATTGCCGTAAGTGGTCAGCAGCTCATAGGCTATTTCATCGCAGCGAATATCGGTGTAGCGCAAGCACTCCTGCACCTTATCGCCGATCTTGTGCGCAGCCTCAATCGTCCGATCGCTTGCGCGTGTGAGGCCAGTCAACTTGATGTTGGTCAGCTCTGTGCTGCTGGCCGTGTACTTGAACAGCTCTCGCCCAATGCGCACCGTGCCCGCGCTTGGGTAGTCGCTCAGGGAAGCGCCCGCGATCAAAATGCGCGTGATAGCGCCCGTTGGCATATCCTCGGCCAGCTCCCCCTTGCTTGGCTTGGGCGCTTTGGCCTTATCATCATCGGCAAGCACTAAAACATCCTTCGCCGTGATGGTGACATCGCCGCGCGAGTTCGGGCCATCGATAGCATCAATAATATATTCGCGCTTCATGAATGCATTCAGCGCTTGGCCTTTGTAGCCATCCAGCACGCGTATTTTGCGGTTGCGGTAGAACTGATTGCGCGCCAGCCACTTACTCCAAAATGTCCCACGGTCTAAGGAGTTGTAAGCACGCTCATCCAAATACTTATCGACCTGCGAATCAGTAGAAGGCGCGTCCAGCATACTCACGCGCAAGACGGCGCGCTGCCCGAGTGGGCTTGATCCGCTTTTACCGCCGCCCGGGTTAATAATCGTTGGTGCTGTGCTGGCGCTTTTCAGGAAAGGGTAGCTATGCACCATAGGTACGCGCGCGGCTGTTGGTTCTGAAAACCGTAGCACCTTGATTTCAGGGTCAAAGTGCGGCGCGTCTTGGCAGGTTGCTAGCGTGTTGAAGCACTTATTTTGCGACCCTACACCTAGCGCCGCAGTGCATGGCGCTGTGCCATAGGTGCGGGTGCAAAAGTCCTGTTCGATCTCGATGATTTGTATCGGCTCACGACCAGATGTTTTTTCATCCATGCTTCACCGCCTTGACGGTAAAGTTGACATCTAGGTAGTCCTTTAGGCCACTATTGTTTGGCACAATCGTCCTATCCGTCCAACCGTAAACCACTTCGAGCGGGTATTTAGACGGATACCACGCTACAAAAAACGGGTTTGTGATGGCATCGCGCGCGAATTTATCGAAGTTTTGGCGATACCAGGCCGCGTCTAGGTACTTGAATGAATAGCTCGCCTCATAGCCTGAGCGCTCGACGGTTCTGCCTAGGAAGTTGCCTGTGACCGATTCGGCGGTTGTGTACTCGACCGTGCGCCCTAGCGTGTCAGGCGTGTGCCCGCCGTAGATGCTCAGTGGCATATTGAGCCGAAAGCCCGCATAAACAACGCCTATTTCGGCCTGCTTGTCGATGGTGATCCGCAGCTTGGAAAAAAACTTAGTAGATCCGAAACACAGCACAAACGGCTCGTCTGTGGTTGGTGTTTGTGTGATTAAATCCACCCACCCGCTGAGGTTATTAAAGCCCGCAATTGTGAATGTCGCGCCGTTCGTGCCCAGCGTGTGCGCAGCGATGGCGAATGTGTTGAAGGTGATCCCGAGCGCCCCCCCTATAGCATCAATTGTGACCGCGTTAGATCCTCCAGTGGCTGGAGCCCATCGCTCATAGGTCAGTGGGTTCGTAACCGCCGATGCGGGGAATCCGTCCGCCGCGCTTGTCGCAGTCGCAGGCTTGCCGATGAGCAAATTGTTCGCCAAGATAATCGGCGCGTCTGGCAATGTGTAAGATGATCCGATGATTGCCATTTTCACACCATATTCAAAATTGCGCCGTTTTTGGTCGCATCGTTAATCTTTTCGATAAGCTCGCGCACCTGTTTCGCGCCAAAGACCTCGCCTTGTAGAGAGATTGTAACCGTCTGTTTAGCTGCTGGCGCGGCCTCTGCTGTTGGTGCTTGGCCGCTATCCGAGCCGCCAGACGCACCACCTCCACCACCGCCGCCGCCTGCGCTGACTGAGCCGCCACCGCCGAAAGACTGCGAGCGGATAGACGCGATTTGCGCCGCTGTAGCTGCCACAGCCGCCGCCGCAAAAGCCGCCCCAAGTGCTGGCCCACCGATCTTCGCGCCTTTTGCATAAGCCCCGACCACGGCTTCTTTGGCGCTCATCAGGGCATTGGAAATGGCCAGCGCTTTATTGATATTGAACGCTGCTCTACTCCCAGCCTCCCCCATGCTCGCCATTGTTGATTGCAGCGTTTTAAACAAGGAAACCTCAGATTCAGCCGCCCGCTTTTTCAAAGCCAAGCGCGCAGCCGCTGCTTCAGCCGCAATGGTCGTCATGGTTTCTTCGTGCCCAAGCGTCGCCGCTTCCACCATGGCGTTGTATTCCTCAAGGCTAATCAATTCTTCATCACGGCGAAGCTGTAAGTTCTCCAACTCTGTTTGGTAACGAACATTTTCCATTTCTGTTTTTTGTTCGTAGTGCGCCGCCGCCAGCTCCATTTGCTGCTTGAAATATTCCCCATCGCCCAGCAATTCCAACTCGCGTTTTTTGTCAAGCTTTTCCTGAGCCGTTTTAAAATCCTCATCCTCGAACGCGCTCACGCTCTCCGCGTGTTTTTGCTTCACGCCAAGGACCGATTCTTGGTAAAGCTGCTCGCCGATTAAGCCCATTTCGCGCGCCTTATCGAGCGCGGCAATGCGCATGGCAGCGTCCTCGGCTTCTAGCCCACGCTTGGTGGCTAGGAAGCGCTGCACGGCCTCAAGCTCACGCTGCGCTGATTCTTGCTGGCGCTTGGCTTCTTCGGCGGCGCGGTCTCGCGGTTCTTTGGCCGATTTCTTTTTATCGCTCCCTGCGCCGCCGCCGCCTGGCAAGGTGACCGCCACTGGTAAATCGGGCTTAAAGTTCGTTGATTCGGCCTCAGGCAGCCTTTCCTTAAAGTCTCTGTCGTACTCAAACGCCTGCTGACGCAATGCTGCTGCTTTTTTTAAGGCTTCGAGAGCCTTCTCCTTCCCGCCGCCAAATGCGTAGCCGTCGAATGACAGCGGGTTAGAGCTAAGCCGCTTCGCCTCTCTCTCAAGCGCGTCAGCCTCTTCGCGAAGGCGGCCAGATGGCGAACCACTGCCGTGAATCTTGCCCGCGATTACCTCGCCAAGCACCCTGCCGAATGTTGTCAGCTTTGAGAAAGCCGATACTGCATAGCTTGCGATATTGGCTAGGCCTGACATGATTGCGCCGAAGCCCGCCTTCATCTCTGGGCTATTCATCTCATTGGCTAAGTCGTTTATTGCCTCTGTCAGCCCGTTGACGCTTTGGTCATCGCCTGTCATGGTGTCTTTAATGGCGTTTTGCAGGTTTTTAATAGCCCCGCCCAGGGTGTTTTGAGCAGCGGCGGCAGCGCCCTTGTAGCTCGATTCCATCGCCTCCATGATGATGGCTTGCGCCTCGGCGGTTTTGCCCGTCTCTTCCAGTTGCTTGACCAGATCTTTTTGCGCCTCTGTGAATCGGAAACCCTGCTTCGTTAGCGCCGTAAGCCCCTGGCTTGGTATGTCTAGTGCACGGCCTACAGTTTCTGCTGCTTGAGAAACAGACATACCCATGCGAGTAGCCATATCAATGGCGTTTTGCATGGCGCGCGGAAATGATTCGCCTACTACGCCCGTGTAGGACAACAGGCGGGTTTGGGCAATGTTTATTTCGCCGCTATCGAAAGTAGAAGCCTTGGCCATTGCCTCGGCCATTTCATTTAGCTTTTGCTGGCTGTAGCCCGCAGCATTGCCCGTGGATTGCAGCACAGCGGCAAGCTGCGCCTGTTCGTTTTGAGCGTCTATTGTGTTTTGTATGAAGCTGCGAAAGGCTGAACCGATAGAAGCGCCAGCTAGGGCGGCCGTGGCAACGCCGCTCAAGCTAGAGAATGAATTCTTTATCCGCGCCGCAGCGCCTTCGCCATCTTTGACAAAGGCTGACAAGCGACCAGAGGCATCGCTTAGGCCTCTTTGCAGGCCAGATATATCCGCGCCTATCCTTACAGCCACCGCGCCCAAATCAGCCATGCTACACCTCTCTAGTCGATTCCATCAGCGCCGTCAAGCGCTCAATATCCGCCTGCGTCAAACCGTCGCCAGCTACCCTAGGTCGCTTGCACTCGTAGATGCGCCACCACTCTGCAACGGTCATGCGCCAAAACTCGCTTGGCTGTATGCCCCAGGCGCACACAGCCACATCGTACTGACTACCTAGCCAGTCTTCTTCTTGGCCTTCGCTGCTGCTGGCTTCGCCGCTTGCAGCGGCTCGGCCTTTCCCGCCTTACCATCAAACAGGCTTGGCATGGCGGCTCGCATGATCTCAACGACGATGTGCTCAATGCCGCTTGAGCCTTCGCCCGTCAGCTTGTGAAGAATCTCCAGCTTATCCATGGATTCGCCAGACACTGTAATCAGCACATCCAGATACTCCACCAAGTCGATTAGGCTCACGCCCTTTGCCGCGCTCGTGAGCATGGCCACAATAGGCTTGCGCGCATCAAGCTGGCGGATGATGTCGAATGTGGGTTTGACGCTATAGGCCTTGCCGCCAAGCGTAAATTCGATGTTTTTGAACATTCGCAGCCCCTATTAAGTAGGAACGCTAGATGTCCAAGCGCCGTTACTTTGCAGTGTCATAGAAATGGTCGTGGCGGCACCATTTTCAGCGCCTACGCTCACACCTGAGACGAAAAAGTCTCCCGCTACTTTCCACATTGATGGGAAAGTGATCTCACCCGCAAAAGAAAGGTCACTTGTGGCTGGGTTGAGCATGACTCCAAGGAATGCGCCATCTTCCAAAATGCCCTCGATAGCAATATCAAGAGAGCGAGTGCCAGGCGATTGCAGCATTTTACGGAATCCGTTGTCGCAATCTTGGGTGACATCAATGGCCTCGCCGCCAATCGTCAGGGTCTTGGTTTTTGCGCAAATGCGGGCTGATGTCCCGCTGTGAGTCAACTTTACTATTACATCTTTACCGTCAAATGCTGCCATTTTTTAGCCCTCCTAGGCCGTTAAGAAAACACGAAAACGAATGACCAAATGCCGCGTTGCGCCATCATCCTCGACCATGGTTGTCTGAGTATCAAGCGTGCAAACCGCTGCGTAAACGCCGTTATTATCCCTTAGTTTGGCATTGTGCAAAACCCTATAAATCGCAGCGCCAATATCCTTTGCCTCCATGCGCCCAGCGTACCTGCTGAAAGCATGGATGGTAATCAGGCTCTCAAGCCCGTTGGTGCAGTCATTGCCCCATGGCCTAGCATCATCTTCGCCTATGACCACATAGGGGAAATGTTCCTCCTGTGGAACATCATCAAAGATTCGCCCTCGCACGAAATGGTCTAGGCCTTGGTCTGCTGCGAGCGCCTGGTAAACAATTTTTTGCAGAATGTTCTGATTCATTTCTTGACCGCCCGCATAATGACCTCGACCATCCGCTGGCGGTGCTTTTCCCGCTGGCCTTCTACGGCTGGTGTCATAAATGGCCTCGCACCCATCCTGCGCGTGCCAAATTCAAGCGCCTCTGAATAGGTGGCGTAGCTGCCCACCGTTGCCGTTAAATCATCGTGCAATTCCACGCGGATATTGCGCGCCAAGTGCCCACGGTCTTGGTTTGGCGGATTGCCAGGCGCAGAGGCAGTATGCGTGACATTGCCGCGCTTGTAGGCGTTTCCGCTGGATTGGTGCGATTTGATAGAGCGAATAGCCTCGCTGCGTATCATCTGCGCGGTGGTGCGTACCGCCTTGCCAGCTTCGGCCTCTGCGCGGCTATGCAAGGCCTCTAAATTCTTCAGCACAGCAGCAAGCCCGGTAACACTAGTCATGGCGCCACTCCTTCGCTTAAATGGACTTCCATAATGCGGCCGAGCATCTCTACATCGGTCACGCCTACTATATTGTAGGCCTTGCCTTTGTGGACAATGCGCATGGAGGCATCTGGTAATGGCTCTGAATATCGCGCAAAAAGCACATGGGCAGCCATGGCCTGGCGCTGCTCATACTTGAACTGCTCGCGCTGGCCTCCAGTTTTAGCCCACTTGCAAACCAGCTTGCGCACATCTACCCACCCCTCGAACCAGCCTCCCTGCCCATCGGTAAGGCGCGATTTTCGCTGCAACTGCACCGTTGTCCGAAAATCACCAGCCTTGAAGTCGCAGCACTTCATAGGCCGCCCGCGAATCTGCGCTGGCCTTTAATCAAAGCCCACGCGCTGGATTGTTTAACCGCGTCGCCAGCGTCGCAGCCGCCCCGGTGTTCGTACATATAAGCCGCGACAGCCAAGACAGCCGCCTTGCCCCATTCGGTATCCGCGCCAGCGGTGAGTGCAATACGGATTCGCCCATTCACCAATGTGGTAAACCAAATGCGCGCTGCATCGTACTCATAATCAGCAGAGTCTAACAAATCCCAATTGACCGAAACCTGCGTGACCACTGTAACTGGATACACGCCAAAACTTAGCCACGGCGCAGGCACGCTATTCAGCGGCGCAAGGCCACCAAATGCAGGCCGCGTCTGTGGGTAGTAGTCGTAGAAGCACACAAAATCACGCGACACTATCTGCACACCGGTCGCATCAATCACCGCCTGCGTAGCCGCCAGCAGCAGGCCAGTGAGCATGGCGATATTAGGCGGTGTCTCGCTTTGATCAGCGATAAGCCCCAAGTACTCAGCCAACTCAGCAGCCGTTGCCGCAGCAGTTAGCGGCGTCACAGGTGTGATGCTTACGAAGTTTGGCGTTGATGCGTAAAAGCCTGTCATTATTTCTGCTTTTTCGGCGCTTGTTGTTGCTTGGCCTCAGTAGGCTTTTCGACCTTGGTTTCTTTAACCAAACCCGCATCAATCAGGTGCTGCGTTGGCTCTGGCACTTCTTCGCCTTCGCGGTAGAAGCTCGAGCCAAGACTAAAATTCAGTGTTGCAATATACATTGTCAATCCTTCATAAAAAAGCAGAGGCCGAAGCCCCTGCTACCCGCCGATTAGGTCTGCGCGAATTTACCTTTGCAGATGCCCTTAGGCAATTCAATGCCGAAGGCTGCACGCTCTTCACCCAAGATGGCGATGCCGTTCTCAACGAAAATGTTGGCATGGCTTTCGCTCATACGCACGCTGAATCCTTCGCGCGTGTAGAGCGAGGCCGCTTGCGTGAAGTCACCGACCACGAAGTCATTGCCAGTCAGTGCGTTTGACACTACGACTGGAACGCGCCACAAACGGGTTTCACCGCCGCTGTTGACATTCGTCCAAATGTAATGGCCGTCCGTACCCTTGGCCAGCTCCAACGCTTCCCAATCTTCAGGGCTAATCATCGCGCCCGTCGCATTGTAGAAATTGAACTGCTGCAGCTTGGTCAAAGCCTTGCGGAAGTGATCGAGCTTTTTAGTCGATGCGGTTTCAGGTGCGACAGGCGCTGCATAAGTGCCCACCGTTTGCACCGCTGCATCGACCAGCATACCAGTGAAGTTGTTCGCACCACCCGCGCCGTACAAGATTTGCTGATCCATTTTCAGGTTCACACCGTACTGCAAACGGCTATCGATCATGGCCTGCAAGCGTGGCACATCGTCCAAGATCTGACGGCTGGCGATGATGTAATGGGCGATTGTCTCGACCGTCAAAGCAAGCTCTGTGTAAGTGATGTCAGATTTGCCTTTAGCTACCAACTGGCCAGCCTGAATCGCCGCATTGTTCGTGAAAACATTCTCGCGCATGATGCGCACGCTGTCCGTGGCAACAGGGATCTTGCGCAACAGGTCAGACACGAACATCGGGCGATCAGGGTTTGCATAGATCGTTGGATTAACGAAAGGCACGCGCAAATTCGCTGCGCTGCCCACACCGTTGCTGATGTCTTTTTGGTAGAAGCGCTGCGAATTGCCTGAGCCGTCATAGCCTTTGAACTCAGCGCTATCCGTGAACAACTGGCCTAAGCTCTTGCGCTCGTCGCCGCCGAAGTTTGGACGGTTGCCCTTGGCCTCCATCGCGCTCAAGCGGGTCATTGCGCCAGCATGGTCAGCGGCCATCTGCATAAACGACGCATCCATTTTCTTAATGGCTGCGGCTGTTTCTTTCGATGCCTCGCCAAAAGATTTAATTTCAGCATCTTGCTTAGTAACAAGCTCTTTCATTGCGCCCAAGGCTTGCTCGGTTGCGGCTTTAATTTCTACGATTTCAGTCATTTGGTTACTCCTAGGCTTGCGCCAAAGTTTTTAAACGAGGCAAGAATCGCCTCAAGCTCTGGCGGCTTGGGCAGCACAACAGTGCCAACAGGCGGCTGCTGCTTCACAAGTGCCTCAAGATTGCTAGCCAAGGCCAGCAATTCTTGTTTTTCCGACTCGCTGAATCGCTCGGATTTCAGCAAATCGCTTAGATGTTTCACGCCAGTGATTGCGGCTTCAGGATTGGCTGGAAAGGTGACTGGTGAGAACTCCATCAAACGCGCCTCGCGGATGATTCGAACGCCATCGGCGCGCGTTTCAGACTTGCCGTTCGGGATAGTAAAGCCTATGCTCATACGATCCACCACGCCGTCGCGCATCAGCTCTAAGGCCTCGTCGCCTAACGCGGTTTTAGACACGCGCCCCTTTACCCACAGCCCTTTTGCATCTTCGCGCATTTCTACGGGCATACCGATAGGCTGTGCGTGTTGCCAAAGCACCTTGATGCGACCAGCTGGAAATGATTCGTTAATTGACTTGCTAAACGCACCCATTTGGATGATGTCGCCCACCAAGTCTTCGCTCCATGTCGAAGCGTAGCCCTCGAAGGTGCGAGCGTCCATGTCAACTGTGCTGCCCTCCAGCTCAAAATTCTTGCGTTCCATTTTATTTAGGCCTCCAAATATAGGCATTGGCATCGGCATTGTATGATATTTGCCGCCGATCCGTTAGTGTCGCCTGGGTATAAGAGCATTTCGCCGCCCACATTAAACGGCGCCCCCTGCCCTACTAGCTGCCCGTCGGCTGCCATGTGGTCATCCCGCGTCCGCGCGTCCATCGTAGCGCCCCACTCTTTCTTTAGCTCAATCCCGCTTGCATCGGCGACGGTTTCATTCGCAAAGTTAGCTAGCGAATGCGTTTCCGTGCGCGCGATAACTTGGGCGCGATAAGCAGAAAAGGTGCGCGCCACACCCTCAATACTTCGGGCGATATCCTCGACCGTCCCGCCTTCGGCAGTATCGACAACGCCGCGTACTTGCTCCATCGTGGTATCGCTCACCAGCGTGATCTTTTTGGCTATCCAGCGTCTACTGTACGCGAGCAATTCAGCGGTGATTAAATCACGAAGCACGCCTTTTGTGTGAATCGCGCATCGGTATCGCTTCGATTCTTGGGTCGCAAGGCTCATTCTGGTTGCGAATGTCCGCGCCGTGCGCTCCCAATTGCTCGCAAAAGCCTGCGCCATTGCATCCTTATCTAGGCGGCTCTCGTCAATCGTTCCAGCGACGCGGTAGCCATCGGCAAGCGCATTGTAATCACGCGCCAGAACCTGCCTGTAAACGGCGGCCGACCCAGCCGCTAGGCGAAGCTGCAAAGCATCGGCAATGCGCGCCTCAGCCTCTCGGTTGGCATTACCTATTCTTCGTGCCATAGGCCAAGGCCGCCATTGCTTTGATTGTCTCTCTATCGCTCGGCGCGTCTATCTGCCCAGCAGAGACCTGACTGGCAAAATCGAAGTTTGCAGGCAAAACGCCAGTTGGTAAGTAGCCCACATCACCCCCATCTACCGGCTCGATGCCAAGCTCGTAGCGCTGCGCCAGCACATTAAAGGGGACGCCCATAGACCATAGCCCCTTGATGATCTCCAGCGTCTCTTTCTCATCGGCGCGGAGGGCGGCTACGCCGCTGGTGTCGTAGCTGATGCGAAGTGTGGACGATCTGCCATACTCAGGCACCAGGGCGATATTCAAAGCCGCGCGTAATTCTTCGAGCAGCGGGATGATTGTGTCGATCCAAAAGGACTTGCGCACTTCCTGCGCACTTGCGCGGTTGGCGCTTGCAAGGCTGGCAAGCATCTCAGCCGTGCCAAAGACAACGCCGATCTCTTCCCGCGTGGAAAGGCGGGTGTTGAGAAAATCCATCTCAGCAGGTGTCAG